CCAACCAATTGACGTAAGTGTTGGTGTATTCACCGATGACGAATATATCTCTGGTGAGTGGAATGGTGAGAAGTATGTTGGTATAGCCAAGAACCATAGGCCAGATCACCTAGCATTATTGCCTAATGAAAGAGGTGCATGCTCTTGGACTGATGGCTGTGGTATAAGGCTAAATAAAGAAGGTAATACTCCTTTGGAAGTTTACAAACTATCTTACAAAGGAACCGAAAGCACTGAGTGGTCTGCACCAGCTTTACAGGATTTTGGTGTTGATGGTAGGTGGGAAGATTTACCAAGAGAAGAACGAGCCAGAATAGCTGCTCATTTCTTAATTGGAGATGCTGATGCACCTACATTTCAGGACTTAAAGTTTCCAGTAGTAAATCCTAAAACTGGTAAACTTAATGAGCGTGCTTTAAGAGCTGTTATTGGTGGTAGAGGATCACAAGTTAAGGGGGTGAGTGATGAGGAGCGAAAACGAGCAAGGCGACAGGCATATAGATTGCTTGTGGAAGAATTTGATGTAGACTTGGAAATTCCGCCAATGTCTACATTAAAAGAAAATAAAAAAGGAGGTAAGAAGATGGAGGATAAGGTAAAACTTCTAATTCAGTCTGGTAAATTCGATGAGAAGGACGCAGAATGGTTAGGCACTCTTCAAGAGGAACATCTTGATAAGTTAATAGACCTAACTAAAGCAGAGCCAGCTAAGATTGAGGTGAATAAGGAAGCCGTGTTAGAAGAGTTGAAGGAGCAGTTTAAGGATTTGAATGTGTATCTTGATATGGCACCTGTTGAAATACGGGAGCAGATTGGTTTTGGTATAAAGCTGTTACAGGAAAAGAAACAAGAATATATTGACTACATAAAGACCAATTCTGCATCTAACGTATTTAGTGATGATGAGCTAAAGTCTATGAAGATTTGTCAGCTTGAGAAGTTGGCAAAGGCCATTCCACCCAAGGTAGATTATACTGCTATGGGTGCACAGCAGGTTAATGTGGCTGCTAATAAAGTGAAGCCGTTACCGCCTGCAGGAATTAAATTTGATTAAGGAGGAGGGAAAATAGATAATGGCAAAGAATACGATTAAGCTAAAAAAGTATAGTGATGTAATTGAGGAGTTTGTAGCTGGTGCTGCTATAACTCCAGGTATGTTGGTTGCTCTTAATGCCAGTGGTGCAGTAATTCCTCATAATGCAGCTGATGGCAATGCCATTCCTATGTTTGCACTCGAAGATGAACTGCAGGGCAAGACTATTGGTGATGCCTATGAAGCAGGTGCTCCTGTACAAGTATGGGTTGCTGGGCGTGGGGATATAGTCAATGCCATAGCGGGCACTGCAATTACTGCTGGAGATTTCCTTGTTAGTGATGGGACTGGAAAACTAAAACCAGCTGGTACTGCAGCAGTACAAGCCCATTCCATAGTAGGGCAAGCTTTAGCTGCTGCATCTAGTAACGATAGAGTAGCAGTACGAATTATATAGGAAGGAGGTCAAAGATTAGATGAATGCACAAGTTGATTTAATTACGGCAAATGGGGCTTTGGGTGAAATAGCCAATAAACTTGCAATGAGTGGACGGCTTGACATAGGCAGGATGCGTCCTTATATAGAGCAGGACGGTCAAACCTATGTGTCTGTATATGTAGGCGGAGACCCTAAGAAAGAGGATGCCTATAGAGTACTGCAGATAAACCAGGCTGGCACTCTACGCAGGGATGAATGGAAACAACTGGACGAAGCTGTGCTTAAGGTAGCTGAATCCAGACTTGGTGGTTTCCAGGATTTAATTGATGCTGGGTTGGTTTATAACCTTGGCAATGCAATGGGCACGACCGTGCTCGAATACCATGACATTAGTGATACCGACCTTTCGGCCGATATTACTATGGATGGTATTACTAGGGCACAAGGTGCTAGACCACAGTTTACGACCAATTACCTGCCTATTCCTATAGTGCATGCAGACTACGAGATTAACACTCGTGTGCTTGCTGCCAGTAGGAATTTGGGTAATCCTCTGGATACCACCATGGCTGAGCGTGCTGCCAGAAAGGTACAGGAGAAGCTAGAGCTTATGCTGTTTGGTGATACTACATATTCTTATGGCGGTGGAACAATATACTCCTATATGAACTTCCCAAGTGCTAATACCGAAACTGAAGTTGCAAGCATACTAGGTACTAATGCCTCTACTATCCTTGTACCTTGGAATGGAGCAGATGGAACCAAAATAGTCCAGCAGGTAATAGCTATGAAGCAGGCAAGCCTAAATGACAAGTTCTTTGGGCCTTGGAACCTGTACATTCCTCCTGCATATGAGACCATACTTGATGAGGATTATCAGGTTTCTGGTGGTAAAGTAATTACCATTAGAGATAGGCTTATGGCTATTTCTGGCATAAAGAATATTAGGGTAATAGACTTTATGCCTGCTGATACTGTATTGCTTGTCCAGATGACCTCTGATGTTGTGCGAGTAGTGCGTGGCATGGGCTTGCAGAATGTTGAATGGTCAACTGAAGGCAATATGGTAACGAAGTATAAGGTAATGACCATACAGGTACCTCAGATTCGTGCAGATCAGGAAGGCAAGTGTGGAATAGTACGAGTTAAACTTGAGTAGGTAAATACTATGTGGTTCAATGGCTATGGTGGAGTGGTAACTCCACTCCACCTAGCAAAAAAGGTAGGTAGGTCAGCATGGTAACACCAATTCAGGTAAGACAAATAATTGAAACAGAATTAACTGATGAGATAATTACATCATACATAAATAGTGCTTCTGCGTTGGTAGACAGTATATTAACTGACATACCAACATCTTTGTCTGATGAAATTAAACGCTGGCTTACTGCGCACTTCATAGCCTGTACTAGAGAAAGACAACCACAATCAGCAGAAGCAGGCCCAGCTAGTATAACCTTTCAAGGTGAAACTGGATTTGGTTTGGACGCCACTTTATATGGTCAGCAGGTGAAAGTGCTTGACTATACTGGTAGATTGGCTTCCTTAGGATTAAGGAAGGCAGCAATAAGGGCTGTTCCAAATGACTGACCCTATAATTAAGTTCATCAGTTACGTCTGTGTACAAACCGCAGTTTATTGGGGTTCACCTGTACCAGACGGTTATGGTGGATATACTTATGCCAAGCCGATAGAGATTAAGTGCAGATGGGATGATGTCAGTAAGGAAATTATGTCAGACAATGGTGAACAAATTGTATGCAGAGCACAGGTACTGACTCCTACTGATGTCAAGACTGGTGGATATTTGTATTTAGGCTCTCTGCAAAATCTTACCTTAGATGCTACTGGTTATGTAAATCCTCGAACCGTAAATGGAGCATATATGATCCAAAGAGTAGAAAAATCTCCATTGTTTAGAGCTACTGACAAATTTGTCATAGTAGCCTACTTGTGAGGAATAACTATGGCTAATAAATATGTAACTGGACTTGATGAAGTAGTTAAGAATCTAAACAATAGGGTCAAAGAAATTCAAGGAGAACCTACTCTTAAAGGGCTGGTTCGTGGAGCAAGAATTGTACTAGAAGACATGGAAAAGACATCTCCTCTTATTCCAGTTGATACTGGTAATCTTAGAAACAGTGTATTTACAGTAACCAGTAAAGGTAAAGTTGAAGTAGGAGCAAATCCTACATTTGTCGATAAGTATTACGAATCAAGTAGTGGCAAAAAGGGTAACATTAAAGTATCAGCAGCAAAATTAGCTAAAAGACATAAAGCTGTTTTAGCTTATTACGGTTCTGAAATAGCTAAGTTAAGGAAACCAGCAGTTGTATTAGGCTTTTCAGCATACTATGCATGGTATGTACATGAAATGGTTGGTGCTCATTTCAAAAGACCAGGTGCTGGGGCTAAATTTTTGGAAGCTGCAATTAAGCGTAATGCAGATAAGATAATTGCAGTTATAAAGGAGGAGGCCAGAATAAAATGAACATACCAAGCTACGATGTAGCAACAGTGTTAGCACAAAAAATATCTGGCTTAGCCTTTGCTTCCAATTTGTTTGTAGGTAGGGAACCAGACCAACCAGACAACTGTGTAACAATATTTGATACTCCAGGAGCACCACCAGACGTAAACTATGACAAAAATTTTAAAGTGGCCTATCCGTCAGTTCAAATAAGAGTTAGAAATATAAGTTATAAAGATGGTTTGGAATTAATCAATTCTATAAAGTCAGTTCTTCATAACATAGGAAATGAAAAAATAAACAACACAGAATACTTATTAATAGCTTGTTCACAAGAACCAGCACTATTAGACTGGGACGAAAAGAACAGAGCAAGGTTTGTAGCTACATTTAATATGATTAGGAGGGAGGAATAAATATGGCAATAAAAGCAGGAGTTGGTACCAAGTTTCAGTATTACGATTCTACTAAAAAGCCATTTGCTGAAATACTTGATCCAAATGGTTTGTATGGAATTAAATTAGAAGCAGTAAATGCTAATAATGAAAGTATAACATTTAAGGCAACAGGAAGTGATACAGCAACAAGCATAACTGTAACTGTTAACTCTAACGACATCACAGTTACTTATGTTTTAGCACATGGTGCTTACTCAACCTCAACGATAACTGAAGTAATTACAGCTATTAGTAATAACACTCCAGCTAACAATCTAATAACAGCAACGGCAATAGGTGATGGATCAAAGGCAATGTTTAACATTACCAAAACACCGTTAGAGAAATATGTATCTTTGGCCCATATAACAAACATTACAGGCCCAAGCATGACTAAAGATACAATAGATACTACAGCTTTGGATACCGTTGGTGGGTATAGAACGTTTATTACTGGATTTAAGAATGCTGGTACATTAACCTTAACAATGATGTTTACAGCAGATGGTTATAGTGCTCTTAAAAACTTTTATGATAATGATTTACCACAAACATTCAGAATTACATTACCAGATAAAGTTACAGC